GATTGGTGCTGGAGTTGCACCGACTCTTTCACTCAATCGTGATGAGTCCGTAATCCTTTGTCAAGATCTTCTCCAGTCCTGATTCGTTTGCCTCCCACTGCACTGGTAAGCATCCGAACCCGATCTCGACTTCTTCAACTTCACTTGCGGTCAGTCGATAGCGTCTAAACAGTTCTGTTGATTCTACTTCGAATCTTTGACCTGTATCGCTGACAACATACTCAAGCCGCTGTGCGACTACATCGCGGACCATCTGTGATGGCTCCTGCGTATTCCTGAGCATGTTACTTCGCAATGTGAATTCGCATCGCGGATACATCCCGGTAATCAACGCATTTTGAAACATTCGAGCACGTGTCAATACCTCCCCTTGACCAGGAAGGTCTCCATGGCACGCTCCTGACGCCCTAAGAAGGACGCCAATATTCAACATAGCTCTCAGATCCCCATTCACATCGTAAACAGGGGAGTGCTTCAAGAATTGAATGTCTTGGGGTTGTTCACACAGATCCACACTGACAGCGTACCCTACGGTACTCGCCGCCCGGTTGATCTCTAGCGGTGTGATTGCTCCCGCTTCCAAAATTGACAACCCAATCATCATATTTGCCACATTGTTGATAAAAGTCGTCACAGTTGATCCGGAATACAACCGTGGTCCCCGTGGCTTAAGTATGACACGCCGTCGCATCTCCTTATCATCCACGTCTCGCACCTCAATTGGTAAGGTACATTGCTCGACCAAGATTTCCATATCCGCTTGCATGTGTGTTGGGGTAATCTCTACCATTGCTCTGAAGATACTATCCCCGTGCGACCCGTCACACCATTTGATGTCCAGGTTATACACATACACACCCTCGCTTGTTCGTACAGACAAGCACGCGTCATCAGAGAAATAGACCAAATAATAGTCTGTCTGTGGCTCCAGTAATTCTCCGAAGATTCGTGTGAGGTTTTCCGGTTCAGGCAAAGCACAAAACTCCGCCACCATCATTTTCC